TATATAAATATCAGAAAAAAAAGATGAGAAACAGAACTGCCGCATAGATTCAAAAAAAGAATTTCTATGGGGTAGGGGAACTGCGCTTTTTTTGCGTATGATTTCAGCCATTTATACAAAATAAAGGCAAAAAGGAAGATGCGAAAAAACTCAATCGAGTTTTTTCACATCCCCATGTGATATACTGTATGTGTGAAAAGTTTAAGCAAGTACTTTTTCATAAGAACCTCCTTTTGGGTTTGAGAGCGGTTTGGACATTTTACCGCTCTCAGTTTTTCGGAGGAAATCGTTGTAATGAACCTCTAAGTTATATTTTTCAACTAAGACAGTCATGTGTGGGTCAAGCGTGGCTGTCTTTTTTGCATATGTGAAGAGGAATGTGGAAAAGTAGGAAGGATTAGATGGGTGGAAGAGGAGCAAGTAGTGGGAGATATAAGTGGAAGGGGGAAGAACACACTTATGGTGATGAATACGATACTCTGTATGAGTACAGAAATATAAAGTTTATAAAAGTAAAATCTGGATCTGCCACAGCACCGATGGAAACAAAAACGCAAGGAAGGGTTTATGTAACAATAAATTACGACAATAAAATAAAAAGTATCACATACTTTACGGGGAATGGCTACCGACATAAACAAGTAGATATAGATCACCCACATACCGTAGGCGGTATCAAGATACAGCCACACAGTCATCTGGGGTACACGCATGAAGAGTATGGAACGAGAAAGTTATCAAAGAAAGAGAAGAAACTAATTGTAAAAGTTGTAAAAATATGGGATAATAGAAATGGAAAGTAATCGTATAGGAGGTATACAACCCTACGGGGGAAAGGCCGGTGCAACTCCGACTTACTTTCCTATAAATTAAATAAGTTTATTGTTCTAGAGACACTTTATACGGGTGTCTCTTTTTGTTATACAGAAGGAAGGTACATTTATGGGTGGAAGAGGTTCTAGTGGATTAGGGGGGTAGTGGTAATGCTACAAATGGTAAAGAAAGAACTGTAGTAATTACCAGTGCTGACGGCAAGACAAAAGTTAGACTAACGGAGTACAACGGAGTTCTCTACAAGCATAGCCAAGCGGAAGCTGGAAGGTATGACACGATGGATGAAATGCCGGGGCATACGTTGAAGGAGCTTGTGGCCAATGCAAAGGCCAACGGCGCAACAATAGAGAAGATTAGCTCCAAACAATTAGAAGCTGAGAGCAAAAGAAACATAGAGAATAGCAAAAAACAGGCCGAATTTTTGGGAGGAAGGACCTCACGAAAAGGGGTTAATAGGCACAGCGCATTTTGGTCAGCTATGTAGAAGATGGAAAGGATGAAAGAGGATTACGATATGGGTGGAAGAGGTTCAGCAAGTGCAGGTGGCGCAGGTGCTGGAGGCGGAGCAAGTGCTGGGGGGGGCTCTATAAAGAGCCTAGAGGCACAAAAGAAAGCTCTTGGAGATAAGATGGCGAGCTTGGTAAGGCAGACAGATAAAGACGGACAAATGACGAGCGAGGCAAGAAAAGAATATTATGCTACAAAATCAAAGAGAGATGATGTTGTTCAAAAGCTAAGCAAGGCATATAAAGCAGATGCAGAGGCAAGGTCCAAACAGGCCAAAAGTGAGCCGGCAGAAAAGAAAACGTTCGTGAATGGATACGGAGAAGCTACACACAGGTACATCACAACATCTACATACGAGAGAGCCCAAAAGAGGGCGATGAAGTCAGTAGACGGATGGCTGTCAGGTAGGCGAAGGAAGTAGATATGCAAGAACGAAAGACAATGGAAAACCTGCATAAGTTCTATCCTGAGTTGGTCGGCAAGTATGATATCCCGGCTATTGAGCCTTGTGAGTATGACAGCGTAAAGAACTGGATATCTTTCAACTATGCTAAAAGCTACAAAGGTGAATTTGAAAGTACGGGACTGCATTTCTTTCTGGATGACTATCAGTTTTTTAGAGTATGGAGAGAGCCGGACAAGTACATAAACATCTTGAAGAAATTTAAGTATGTATTGAGTCCTGATTTTTCACTGTATACGGATTATCCGAAAATAATGCAGATGTATAACCATTATCGCAAGCACTGGTTAGCGACGTACTGGCAGAGCTTAGGAATAAATGTGATTCCAACTATAGCTTGGAGCGACCACGACAGCTATGAATGGTGCTTTGACGGGGAGCCTATTGGCGGTACTGTGGCAATATCAAGTGTCGGATGTATGAAGAACAAAAAAGCTACACGGCTATTTTATGACGGGTATACTGAAATGCAGAAATGTTTAAAGCCTAAAAAGATAATATTTTACGGAAATGTACCTGACCGGATAGACAAGGATAAGGACAATATCGTGGCTATCGGGTCGTATCAAGATAAATTTAGAGTATGAAGGTGAAAGCCTTCTTTTTTGTTGCCGAATTAGACAGATGGGAAGGTGAGGTGAGTGGCAAATGGGCAGGATAACTTAATACCGTTTAGTGAGCGAAGCGAGGACGAAGCAAGAGAAAGTGGCAGAAAAGGCGGTAAAGCTTCAGGAGTT